AAAATTGATTCATAATTTACTCCCTATTATATAACTAAAAGTATGATTGCAAACAAGAAGAACAAAACTATGAGTTGTTCTCTATTTGGTCTTTCTGGTTCCATACTTATACTCGTAATCTTCTATGATATAGTTCAGACCACCTGAACTTCTATACTCAACTACTTTATTCTCTTCATCTCTAAACTTGAGATGTTTCTCTTTCTGAACAATGATTTTCTTGGCGATAAATGTTCTATCGTCTGCATCACCATAGATGCTGTTAAACGAAACAGTAACAAAGTACCTCTTAGTGAACATCGTCTTGATGCTCTCATAGATATACTGTACTACTTTCTTGGTGGTATTCCACACCCTTCTTAATCTGTTCATACTAGTATTTAGTCGTTATTTCTTAACGACTTTAATTGTTGTATGGTATCTCTTGCACTGATATGTGTAATACCGATACCACCTGCATCGTTCCATGCATCAATGTTCTTCTGTCTGTCGTCAATCAACACACTACCCTCATAGGCGTATGCCGCCTTCTGAGTACCAGTGAATGTACAAGTGACTGGCACTGTAGGGTCAACGTATCTCTTAATCCACTCGTTCTTGTCATGCACTACTAGATGTCTGTTCACCTCACCGGCGGCAGTCAATATTTCCCATGGTACTTCGCAATGTCTGACATACGCAAGTAAGTCATACATATCGACCATTGGAGGTAAGTTTGCAAACAATCTCTTGTTCGTTAGTTCTTCTTTTCTATCGTCATATGTAGAATGTCCTTCTGCATCATTCGTAAGTGGTTCACCCAAATACTGAGGCATTTCCACACCTCTCAAGAAGTCTGCAAGAACTCCGTCCATATCAATAAAAACTCTTTTTACTTTTCCTTTCATCATGGTAGGATTATAACCGTTTATGATGGTCATTGTCAAGTGTTTTCTCAAGTAAATATGCCTCATTTTCGTTTATTTTTTCGCCGTTTAAGACTTGTCTGACATGCACCATTTCATGTGCAAGTGTGATGTATCGTTCTTTGTTTAGTTTCACATATATGTTGATATATGGTGTGTTGTCTAGTTCTCGTGGGTGTTCGATTAACCCTTGTTGGGGAAATGATGGTGGTAATCGTTTAATAGATATAATCGCAGGCATCTCACCGATACCCAGCGTATTCGCATACTCTACCGCCTTGTCTAGCAGTAGACTATTCTTGCAGTAAATCTCCATCGTCTAATTTCTTTTCGCCTATTACTTCATTCCAAAAATTGTCAAATGATTTCTTCTTACCATCTAACACCACAAAGGGTAACTCCCATTCTTGGGCGTTATGGAAGTCTGACCCCTTTGTGTATATTCTCACCTCATTCACCATTTTGTCTAGAGTATTACAGATGTGTTTGTATCTCTCTGATACGACATCTTGGTCTTTCTCTGGTGGTAGAAATAGGTGAATTGTTCTCATGACATCCATGTCCTTCGGTGCCATTCTTGTAGTTCTGTATACCCACCGATTGACTCTTCGTCTATTTTAATCTGAGGAAATGTTCTTGCAGTTGGAAATGTATTCATCATCTCTTCTCTGTCGAAGTCTGTACCGAGTGACTTGTATACATAGTCGTACCCTCGTTCTTCACATAACTTCTTCGCCATGTCACAATATGGACATTGTGGTTTTCCGTATATCTCAATCATAGTATATAATCCTTTCTTGATGACTTTGCAGTATACATCTTACCAGTCTTACGACCATAGTAAGGTTCTTTCTCTATACCCTTGGTGCCTTCATCAAAGAATATGAATGTTATTAGAGTGACTAGTGCAAACCAGACCACCATTGTTATTAGTACAAATTCCATCATAATTTAAAATCGTCAAACGTGTTATCATCGACATCCTGTTTAATGCCACCAATGACATAAGATTCAATCTCTGTCTCTTGGGGTGCATTTTGTAATCCCCTACTGTTAAACCAATGGTTCGTCCATGGTAGTGGGTTGTTAGCAGATGAGACATTAAAGATTGGGTCTAAACCAATCGCTCTAAGTCTCTTGTTGCAAATAAATTCTATGTAATTACCAAGTAGTGGTACTGATAGACCAATCATTGACCCCTCTTTGAATAAGAACTCTGCCCATTCTTTCTCTTGGGCGACTGCATCTCTATACATGTCATATACTTCACCTTCGCAATCTTTCATTACTCTGGTCATCATATGGTCTTTCTCTTGATTCTTATAACACTTCAGTATGTGTTGAGTGATTGCAAGATGTTGTGCTTCGTCTCTGGCGATGAATGATATTATCTTTGCACTGCCTTCCATAGTCTTAAGTTCACCGAATGCGAACGAACATGCAAACGATACGAAGAATCTTACACCCTCTAGTATGTTCACTGATATCAATGCAAGGTACAATGACTTGTATAACTCATACTCGTCTACTTTTAGACCTAATAATCTTCTACGACCCAATTCAATGAACTTGTCGTACTTCTCTGTTACCATCTCTGCTCTCTTAACGATTGCAGGTTCATCTATAATCGTGTCAAATATGTCACTAGGGTTACTATAGATGTTCTTTATAATGTGGGTGTAACTTCGTGAATGTATTGTCTCCATGAAGTCCCATGTAATGATACATGACTCAAGTTCTGGTATAGTGACAAAGGGTAGAAATGCTATTGATGGCGCCCTACCTTGAACACTATCGAGTAGTGTTTGGTATCTTAGATTCGATGTAAAGATATGTTTTTGTGCATCATTGAGTTGTGCGTAATCATTACGGTCTTTCTGTAGTGATACTTCTTCTGGTCTCCAGAAGAATCCTAACTGAGTCTGAGTTAGTTTATCAAATATAGGGTACTTGAACTCATCGAATCTTTGCGTGTTCAGTTCTTCGCCAAAGAACATCTTGTTCTTTGTGAAGTCTATGTTTTTCTTGTTAAATACTGTCATTTCTTTTTGTTCTCTATCAATTGTAAATCATCGTAATCGTTGACCATGCACCCATAATCTGATGCATAGTATTTATCATTAAATGAATTTGCCATCTCGCTTTGTTCTGTTGGTATATCAGGTGAGTTATCATCTGACCATCTATGTTCTCTACCATCTAATTGTAATGAAACTTGCGTGTCTGCATTGCCATAGTAGAAATCTGGTATCGCATTCATGTGAGAATCTCTATTAACAAAATGAGTGAATAGATGATAACTGTAATCACCTAGAAATCTATCTCGCCAGTGTGGTATGTTTGGACCTTGATACAATAGTATATCACCTGGTTCTAAGTTCACCGGTATACACCCATTCTTTAGTCGTTCTCTATGATTCAGGTCTTGTGATTCATTCTTCACAATCTCTGCATCTACACCGCCATAGTTCTTATCGTTTCTTAACCATATTGTCCATGGTGTCTGGTCATCTGTCTTATAGTCTAGACATAATGTCGCACTCACCTCACATGATGGTCTATCAGTGTGTGACCCTAGATATGCACCCCTATGATATTTTCTAGTATATGAATATGTTTCTACTAGATTCATATCCATGTAGTCTTCTAGTTTATTATGGATGTAATGCGACAATGCAATACCCCATGGTGAACAATATTTACCAGCAGATTTACCTATCGAATCTTTGGGGTTCTTGTAGGTAATGTCTCTGTCTTCTATCTCTGTATCTGTACCCAAAAACTCATGTGATTTCCATATGTCCATTGAGAATGTAATCATATCTTTCGGTAAGAAATCTTTGAGAACAACATAACGATTCTTCATGAATTGCCATGTTATAGGGTTAGTTGCACCTCTTAAGTTCTTCTCATACTTAGGTTCTTCTTGTCTACCAGTGTAGACAACTTTATAGTCTACAGTCTTGTCTTTAGATGGCACAGGCATCGCAGTCTTCATCTCCTTCAATTTGTGTTGGTGCAAGTTCATCTGCAATAACATCTTCAACTTTTCCATCCATGGTGTTTTGGTAGTATGATGTCTTCCAACCATACTTGTAAGTATTCAGTAAGTCTTTTGCCATGACTGATACTGGTACTTCATTGTTAGGGTATTGTTCTGGATTATATGACCAGTTACCACTAATGCCTTGGTCAAAGAACTTCTGCATCACTGCAACTATGTTGATATAACCGGTGTTGTCTGGCATATCCCATAGCAATGTGTATGCACTTTTAAGAGTAGAATACTGAGGCACTATCTGTTTCAGTGTACCCTTCTTACTCTTCTTAACTGAGAGATGGTCTCTAGGTGGTTCAATACCATTAGTCGCATTACATACAACAGATGATGATTCACTTGGCATTTGTGCCGTTAGTGTTGAATGTCTTAAACCATGAGTCAATATCTCTGCTCTTAAGTATTCCCAATCTCTAGTATACACTGGTTTGACTATATCGTCTACCTCTTTCTTGTATGTGTCAATTGGTAATATACCTTGTGCGTACTTAGTTCTATCGAAGTAGTCACATGGACCTTTCTCTTTTGCAATTTGATTAGATGCTCGTAGCAAGTAGTATTGAAATCTCTCTGTAAGGTCATGAACTAATTGCCATGCTTCTGGATCCGAATACTTGACTCTATGTTTTGCAAGATAATGTGCAAGACCAATGTACCCTATACCTAGACTTCTTCTTGCAAGTGTCGACATCTCTGCCGCCTTTACAGGATATTCTTGATAATCAATTAGTTCTTCTAGACCCCTAACTGCGAGTTCACATATGTCTTGCATCTCATCGTCTTTGATAACACCAACATTGACAGCACTTAATATACAAAGTGCTATCTCACCACCATGGTCATCAATGTGGTCAATTGGGTCTGTTGGTAATGTTATCTCTTGACATAGATTACTCATGTTAATCTTATCTGTAAATGAACTATGAGTATTACAATGGTCAATGTTCATAATATAGATACGGCCAGTCTCCGCTCGTTCTTTTAGTAAATTTGTTATGAGTTCTCTTGCACCCACTTTTTGTTTTGGTATTGAGTAAGCATTCTCATACTTCTCATAGAGTTCATCAAACCCTGGTGTACCAAATGCCTCGTATAAACCAGGCACATTATGAGGACTAAACAATGTAATCTCTTGATTGTTTAGAAATCTCTTATAGAATAACTCTGACAACTGAATAGAATAGTCTAACTTTCTTACTCTGTTGTCTTCAGTACCCTTGTTGTTCTTTAAGACAATAATGTCTTCTATCTCTTGATGCCAGATAGGGAAATGAACTGTCGCACTTCCGCCTCTTACACCATTCTGAGTGCAACATCTAACTGTTGACTCAAACTTCTTCAGAAATGGTATAACACCAGTGTGTTGTACTTCACCCCCTCGAATCTTTGCACCTAAACCTCTGATGCGACCTGCATTGATACCAATACCCGCCCTTTGGGCGACATATCTACCAACCGCCATGTCTGATGCGAACAATGAATCTAATGAATCATCTGTATCAACCAGTACACATGATGCGAACTGTTTCAGTGGTGTTCTAACACCCGCCATAACTGGTGTAGGTATGTTAATCTTAAACATACTCACTGCATCATAGTATCTTCTTACATACAATAATCTGTCATCTGCATCATAGTTCTGAAATAATGTCATTGCAATCAACATGTACATGAACTGAGGTGTCTCAAACAATGTGCCTGTTGACCTGTCTTGTACTAGATACTTGTCTACTACTTGTTGTAGACCTGCATAGGTGAAGTCGAAGTCTCTACTATGTCTCATGTAAGAGTTTAGTTTCTTCAACTCTTTATCTGAGTATTTCTCTACTAAATCTTTGGTGTATAGACCTCTGTCGATGTTTCTTTCTATCAAGTCTTGTAGTGGTGGATATATCTCTGAGTCTTTCCACTTAGTATTCAACACTTGTTTCTGTATACCAAATAGTAACAGTCGAGCTGCAACGAATTGGTAGTTTGGATTCTCAAGTGATATCAAATCACTTGCACTTTTAACTAAAATCTTTTGTATCTCTTGGGTAGTGATACCATCAAAGAACTGAAGACCTGAGTTCATCTCTACAGATGACTCTGATACACCGTTGATGCCTCTACAAGACTTCTCAACCATTCTATGTATCTTATCTAGTTCTATCGGTGCCTTAGTACCGTCACTCTTTATAACATTTATTTCCGAATTCATATCTTCTTATACTCCATCAATTGTAATTTAGCTGAGAGACCGTAAACAGTATTACGATTGATGATTTCAACAATTTCACTTTCACTTAAACCACTCATTATCATATCATTAATATCTTTGCAACCCTCTATTCTTCTATCGTTCCATATGCACACTTTATAACCTAAGTCGATTACTTCATCTATCTTCTTGATTATTTCTTTGTTTCTAGGTTCGTTATCATATATTAGTATTGCATTGTCTTTTATATCATCTTGTATCTTCTTAAAATCACTACCTGCAACTGCGATACTATTCGGTAGGAATAGACTATCTATTGGTCCCTCAGTGACATAGATAGTTTTTGTCTTGTCCACTTTGTTGAGGTTAAAGATAAGTGGTACATCATCTCTGAATCTCATGGTCATGTATCTCAAAGGCGAGTCGTTTATTGCACGACCTGATACACCAATCAATTCGCCATT